CTGTTGGCGTAATGGCATTGGCTAGAAGTGCTAAACCCTTGTATATGGCTTCGTATTCGTCTTCATTCATTTTGATTGTCCTTTAATTTATTAAAAGACGGGGGCCGACCTGCGCCCCCGCTCCCTCCTACGCTACAACCCGACGACGACGCCCAGCCGGTGCGGGGGCCGGAGCCTCCACTGCCGGTGCCGGGGCGGGCGCTGCTGGTGCGCCTGCCTCAGCGGTCAAGCTGACCCACTCCAGCGCATCGAACGCTGGCGTGTAGATGCGGCCATACGACTTGTGCTGGTAGTGCTCGTTGCCGAGCGTGACGATAGGCACCGGGGTGGACTGATCCTTGTCCACCTGCGCCGCGATGGCGACGGCCAGTTCCTGCACGGCCCGCTTGCCGCCCACCGAAGTGGTCGTAAACCGCGCTTCCATGCCGGTGTCCTCGCCGGTGATGCACTTGAGCGACATGCCGACCTGTGTCTCCCAGCCCTTCTTTGCGCCGGGAGGCGCTGCGTCTAGCTCCGGCAGCGGGTCGCTGACCGATGCCATCTTCTCGCCCAACACTTCCCCATCACCCCAGGCGATGAAGCCGTGAACGAAGGAAAAGGGATTGACGGCCCAATGGCTGCCGTCCTCCACCTCGGTCTGGTCGGCACCAAACACCCAATGGCCGGTGCGATCCATCTTTAGGATCACAATGCCCGATGGGCCTGCGGTGGACTCCAGCTTACGAAGGGACTGCGAGAGGGACGAGACTGCGGGGAGATTTGCGCCTGCGAAAGTTACGATATTAGACATTACTGTACTCCTAGATGATTTTAGAGAGGGCTGCGGTGAGCTGCGACCCGATTTGCAAAACCGCTGGCCTCGGGTCTGATTCCGGGGCCAACGTATCGCCCGACGAGACTGAAACGGTCAGTCCATCGGGCAGATTCCTTAGTTTCTTTTCCGCTTGCGCGGGGGAGATTAGCTTAGGCTTTTCCCACGGCTCAACGCCCAGCCCGCGCAGCGTCGTGACGGCCACCTGCTCGTCCATCCACTTGCGTGTGCCGCGCTTGGCGACCATCTTCCAGCCAGGTATTTTATAGCCCTTTTCGATCTTGGTCTGCACCAATGCGTTGAGGTCGTCAATCCAACCTTGCAACAGCACGGCGTTGGCTGCGTACTTGCCCAGCATCTCATCATCCACCGCGTCGAGCTTGACCTTCAGCGCCCGGTCAACAGCGCCGGTCATGGCGGGGCAGGTCGGCTTCGCAGGGCAGAAGCGGCAGTGCGCGCCGGGGGTGAGCTTGGCATCGGGCAGGCTGGCGACCTTCACCGCACGCTTGAGATCCTTCTCAAACTGTTTGATGCGCTCGGGCGTTGTCGTCCACTGGCGTATGGCCGGGGGCTGGATGATGACGCACTCAATGGCAACCGCGCCGGCGAACACCCATGCCACCTCGGGGGTACGCATGGCAGCAGCGGCGTAGTACATGAGCTGCTCGTTCTGCTCCGCGTCCACGATCACGCCATCACCGAACTTCCAGTCGATCACATACGCCGTGTCACCGATGCGGCCCAAGAGGTCGCACGAACCAAAGGCACCCGGCAGGTACTTGCCAAAGCCCACGCGTGTCTCGACCGCGTACTGCATCTCGTTCTGCGGGTCGAGCTTGTCGAGCAGGTCAAGCGCGGCGATGAGCTTCTCATCGACCATCTCTTGGTCGAGCGTCTGCCCCTCGTAGGTCGTCCCGATCAGGGACACGGGTGCTGCGTCGGTGTCGAGCACCTCGGCAATGGCGTTATGCAGCAGCGTACCCTTGTCTGCGTAGATGCTGGAAGGCGACGACGGCGCCAGTTTGACAAGCGCCACGCTACCGGGGCAGTTCATCACGCGCTTGGCGGTCGAGCCGCCGACGACTGTAGAGTGCTTCATTCTGCGTCCTCCGCTGCACGCTCGGCCACCATGTCGGAGCCGGTCAGATGCTTGACGAGCACGGCCTCAACCAGTTTGCGTTCACGGTGGATGCGAGTCTCCAGTGCGCGGGAGTCGCTGCTCATGGCCGCGATGTACATCTCCATTGCATACGACGGGTCGCGGTTCTCAAACAAGAAATCGTACAGGTCAAACTGCCTGCGGCCCTGCGCTGGGTAGCCGCCGTGGTCAAGGATGCACTCGACTATTGTCTCAAGCGCACGTTCCAGCTCGCGCTCGGTAGGTTCTGCCTTGTAGTCTTCGTCTCCGTGGTATTCCATTTTTAGTGTCCTTTATTGAAGTGGAGAAAAAATAATACCACACTTTTTATTTCTGTGCTAAAGTTTCTTTCATGGAACTAGAACGTGACATCGAACGCTACCTTGTACGCCGCGCTATCGAGCATGGCGGCAAGGCGTACAAGTGGGTGTCACCGGGCCATGTTGGTGTGGCTGACCGCATCGTGCTGCTGCCCGGTGGCGTGGTGTGGTTCGTGGAACTCAAGACCGCCAAGGGGCGCCTGTCACCGTGGCAGAAGCTGTTTGCTGCCGACATGCGCCGCATGGGGATGCAGTACATCGTGATTAGATCAAAGGAAGAAGTAGACCAATGGTTCTCAGACCTTACCAAGAGTTAGCCGCTGACTTCCTGTACGAGCGTGACAGGGCCATGATCCTCGCGCCCGTCGGTGCCGGCAAGACCGCCATCACGCTCACCGCCATGCGCGACATGTTGGCCGCAGGCGAGGTGCAGCGGTTCCTCGTCGTTGCACCCAAGCGTGTGGCCGTCAGTGTCTGGCCGGCAGAGGCCAAGCTGTGGGCGCCCACGCTGTCGTTGTCGGTTGTCATCGGCACACCGACGCAGCGGGTCAAGGCGCTACAGGCGAACGTCCAGGTGGTTGTCGCCACCTACGACAACCTTCAATGGCTGGCCGAGCAACCCTTGCAATTTGACGGTGTGGTGTTCGATGAGTTGACCCGGCTGAAGAACCCGTCCGGCAAACGCTTCAAGGCGCTGGTCAAGGTGCTGGACGCCATGCGTATCCGCTGGGGGCTGACCGGCAGCTTTACCTCCAACGGTCTGGAGGATGTGTTCGGCCAGTGCAAGGTGATCGACCAGACGCTGCTGGGTCGGGCCAAGGGTGCGTTCCTGCAACAGTACTTCCACTGCATCAACCGTGACTTTGGTGAGTGGACGCCCGCCACCGGGGCGCTGGAACAGGTGATGGAGCGCATCAAGCCGGCCACGTTTGTCTTAGAGGCGGGATCTTACGCCGACAAGCTGCCGCCGCTGCACACGGTCGTGCTGACCTGCGACCTGGGCGACCGGACGCCCTACGATGACATGAAGAAGAAGTTCATCGCGGAGTTTGCCACCACCACCGCCATCGCCGCCAACGCGGGTGTGGTGACGGGCAAGCTCCAGCAGATGGCCTCGGGGTTCGTCTACACCGACACGGGCGCGGTGTTCTTCGATGACGCCAAGTTCGTGCTGCTGGATGACCTCTTGACCGAGAACCAACACGCCAACACGATCATCGTCTACCAGTACAAGGCCGAGTTGGCCGAGTTGCAGCGCCGCTACCCACGGGCGTCCACCTTGGACGAGCCGGAGGCCATCGACCGTTGGAACGCGGGGCACATTGAGCTGTTGCTGGTGCATCCCAAGTCTGCCGGCCACGGCCTGAACCTGCAACACGGGGGCAGCAAGATCGTGTTTCTGTCCCTGCCGTGGTCGCTGGAGCTGTACGAGCAGACCATCGGGCGTCTGCACCGCAGCGGCCAGAAGCACGATGTGTGGTGCTACGTCCTGATGGCGAACAAGACCGTGGACGAGAAGATCTACGCGGCCCTGCACGACAAGAAATCTTTATCACAACTGGCAATGGAGTCCTTGAAATGAAACGAATCGACGCACTGAAGGAAAAGTTGCGCGCTGCAATGGCCGAGTTGACCATCCGTTATCGGCAGCTTAACGCTGCCGAGCGGGGGCTGGCGCGGGTGCTGAAGAACATAGACGAACTGGAGAAGAAAATTGAAACAGCTAACTTGGCGTGAACTGAACCACGTCCTGTCCTTGAAGACAGAGGGCGAGGTGTGGACGATGTTGCAGGATGAAAAGGTGGGGCCACGACGCGTTGTGGTGCTGAAGCGGTTGCATCAGCGGTACAACATCCTGCGCGTGTCGCGGGAGCGGATGGAGCTGCTCAATGGCTTCTGACCCAACCAACCCGGAGCATTACAAAGGACACCCGTCGGGGATCGAGTGCATCCAGATCACCGAGCATATGAACTTCAACCTGGGCAACGCCATCAAGTACATTTGGCGCGCCGGGCTTAAGGGGGAAGCGGATGCTGACCTGAGAAAAGCACGCTGGTATCTGGAGCGTGAGATAGAGAGGATTCAGAAATGAGCCTGACCCGATATGCGAGAAGATTACATCCTAATAGGCGCAACGCTGCCAAGCTCGTCTTGGCGATCAAATACCTCCGTAGTAAGAAGTTGTGGGTGCTTGAGGGCGGTGCTGTCAAGTGGGGGAACAAATGAACAAGCACATCATTCTGGAAGAAACCCCCCACGGCACGAGGACAATGATCCTGTCTGCCGTACTGAGCTGTTCGATGTTCTTTTTTATTGGCTTTTTTGGGAGAGACGTATGGAACTTTCATGTCGGCAATGTGGCAAACGGGCAAGCTCAGTGTGCGCCCGATCAGACTGCTGGGCAACCGAGGCGAATATTGCAGTGGAGACTACCCGACGAGCCAAAGAAGTAGCCGCAGAGAATCGGGACGAGCAAAAGTTAGCTGTGCTCCAGTTCCCGCAGAACTTTGACGCGGTGGCTGCGTGGGCTGAGAATCTGGGCGCACAACGTAAGACGGACCGGGACGCGGTGCGCAGGATGGCAAAAGAGACGGTGTACTCCGCTATGACGTATGCAGCAATAGCTAGGAGCTTGTGATGGCTAACGTAAAGCTCGCAAAAGAACGACTAATACGAATTATGGGCACGTTTGATTTGGCAACGGGTCATGCCGACACATTTAACGAACTACTTGATTCGCTTGAGTCAGAACTCCGGGATGTGTTAGGGCATTACCGCCGGGAACAAAGAAAGTGGGTTGGGCTGACGGATGATGAAAAACAAGCGGCGTATATAAAGATAGATACTTGGGATGCTTGCGTCAGTTTTATTGAAGCCAAACTCAAAGAAAAAAATAGGAGTCTGTAATGCTATTGGGAGAAACGCCTTACCTTTCCTGCTTTGTGCGGAATGAATTCCTGTTTGACGAGCAAAAAGGCCACGGTGAGTTCACGCCAGCGGTTGTCTTTGCGTTCCGCGCCGAGCCAGCGCGTGTCCCTATGTTCCAAGTCATGCTTGACTCTGGAGCGCAGTGGGCGCGAGTGCCGATCCACATGATATGCAGCCAGCCCTGCGACCCGCTACCCATTGAGCAATCGTGCTGGTGGGACAGCTACGGGTATGAGTTTACGGTGGTTGCGTTGCCGTTTCTCAAGGGCCATGCGGTGACTGCACTTGGCAGGGACAAACAAATCCGCAAGGGCAACTATCTTTTTACGGTGGATTGGATGCAGACGGGTTGGAGCGAAGTACCAGACCAGCACAAGAACCATCACATTATTGCGCTGGAATCGGGGGCGTGGATTGCATACCCCAACAACCGTTTAGTATGGCATGACCCGTCATGGATTACGCCAGCACCTAATCGGGAATGGAAAACACCGACGCGAATTTATTCTGTTGAGGGCAAATGGCTAACGGAGGAAAA